GTTCATAGGGGTTGCTCCGTCGACGATGCAGCGGCTGACCGATTACGACATCTACAAAGAACTCGTGACGCTTGCTGATCGCCTCGACGCGATGGCAGACGACTCGTTGTCGCTGCGCTCCCGCTCGGCGCTCAAAGCCGCGTCCCAGATGTGTCGGAAGTTAGCCTCCGCGTTCTTCAAAGCGAGTTTTTAGGGCTTCCACCGGCGAGTTCTTTGAGCCGGTTGTCGATGTGAATTTTCATGTCGTCGAGCGCGACCTTGTACCGAAGCGGCGTTGACCGACCGCTATTGCGTGCGGCGAGATCACGCGACTGCTCATGCACCTTGAGGTTGCTACGCATCTGCTGCAAACGAGCGGGGTTCGTAATCGTCGCGGGGTTGGTGTAGCCGAGCAGCTTCGACGCCTGTGCAGCGTCGTAATGCGTCGCACGCCGCGCTGCCCCACCACCCTTGGGCTTGCGCCCCTCGTTCGGCACGCCGTCGCCGTCGCCGTCGCCCGGAACGCGCTTGATGATCTCGTCGAGCTTGGCGTGCAGCCTGTCTAGTCGGTCTAGGATGTTTGTCATGGTGGGTATCCTCAAAGTGTCGGAGCGCGTCCCTCTGCGCCACGGAATCGGCATTGCTACTCCGCGAGTTGAGACGGCTCGTACTGGCGGTACACGACCGTGCAACGACAGTTCGGATGGATGGGCGGCAAGGACACGGGGCCGTCCGGGGTGAGGAACGGCTGCGCGTGTTTAACGCCCTTCTTGGGGTTCATGCCCGGGATCGGTCCGCAGACTTCGCAGAGCCGCTCGTCGCGGGCCACGACCCATATTTTCCGGGTTAGCTCTTCCTTGACGACGCCTTTCTCTAGCGCTTGCTGCCACGCGTCTTGGATGCCGATGTTGTTCGTGCGCGTTGCCTCGGTCCGGGCAATGGTGCGGGACCGATACGCGAGGTACTTGCGCTCATAGGCGGCGACCATCTTGTCGATCTGCGCCTGCGTCAGCGGCGTACCGTTCTCCATTGCTCGTTGCAGCTGCCCGTCGAACCGAAAGTCGCGCAGGCGACGGGCGTTGATCCCGTCCTTCGGCGTGCCGTCCGGGTTCAGCGCCAGCACCTGCGTGCCGTTGACGCGGCTGACCTTGTTGCCAAGGCCGAAGCTGCCTGCCGACCGGCGCTGGTGAAACGTCTGCAGTTCCTTGCGGTAGTTCTGGACCGCCTTGGCCTGCCGGTCGGTCAGCCCAATGATCCCCTTGACCTCGCGGGCGACCTCCTTGGGGTTCGCGCCCGCGGTCATCCCGTCCAGCAGGTACTGCCGGATGCCTTCCTTCGTCTGGTCGTTGATCTGCCGGATGAGGCCGAGGCTGTAGGTTTGCAGCCACGTGAGGAGGCGGGGGTTCAGCTGGTTGAAGGCGAACGTCGCGCCTTTAACGCCCAAGGCGATCTGGGCCGCGGTTGCCCCCCCAGCGGCGTACGCCCCGGCCTGTACGGCGGGCGTTATGGCCTCCAGCGGGGCTAGGGCGGCTGGCAGGTCGAGGAGCCGCAGTACCTTGCCAATGTTGCCCTCCTGCAGGGCTTCGGCGATCAGGTCGACGTCTATGGCCCCTTTCTGGGCCGTCAGGGCGTTAAGGATGGCCTTGCCGAGGTTCGCCTCTAGCTTGAAGGCCAGAGCCTCAATTTCGGCTAGCCCGCCGCTACGCGCCTTGAGGACGACCGTCCGGGCAGGGCGGTAATCGGGGGGCAGGGGGCGGCTGGCGCTCCCCCGAACATCCCCCAAAAGCCGCCCCTTTGGGTTTGTATTTGCCATCCAGTATTGCTCCGGTGATAAACCCGCTTGACTCCTAGCCCCCGAGGTTGCACAGTATCACCACGGTGATACAAACGGGGTTGAGGCCAACACGGCGATGATACCCGGAACGTATCGCATAAACCTCAAACGCACAACAGCAAGGGGAAGCCAGATGAACGGATACAACGCAGCCACGATCAGCACAGACCTCGAAACGGTAGCCGCCGCGGTGCAGAACCTCGGGTTCAGCCACATCAGCCCGGAGAGCCTTGAGGCGCTCGGCGACAACTTGGACGGGCAAATGGATTCGGTGCGCCGCGCCTACCGCAACGTGATGGGCGGCTTCCGCGCCCTGCTCGCCCCGGTGGAGGCGTGAGCATGAGCCACTCCCGCAAGCACGACATTGAACGCGCTCGCCACGGTGGGCCGTACGACCGCGGCAGAGCCGACAGCTACTACCGCCGCCCCCGCCGCCCTCACTTCTTCAAAAGCGGCACCTATGCCAGCCCGGAGGTACTGGAGCAGGAGATGACCCCGGCGGAGCTTGCCGACTACCACAGCGGCTTTGATGACAACGAGGCCGACGACCTCCACAAGGAGTATTGATGAGACCCCTTCTCAAAGCTTCCAGCAACGAAATCTGCATTGAGCAGGTTGGTCGCTGTCGCTATGTGTCCAGCAAAGCGACTCGGACTTGCGCGATTGTGTGGCACACCTCGAACCGCGGCAAGTGGTTCGTTCAAGAGTGCACAGATGACCTCGTCCGAGGCTGGGTGGAGGTGCAAACCTTCCCTGAGATGTGGCGCACCGAGATAGAGGCGATTGGGTACGCCTACCAGATCGTCCGCAACGCCGCCGGAGAGCGGCTCAACCCCAAGGAGCCTGTATGAACACCGCACTACGCATTCTCGCCGGTACATCCGGAACCTTCGCCTTCTGCGCCGTCCTGATTTGGGCGCTGCTCAATTGGGGGCTGAACTGCCAAACGTGGGACCAGAGCCTCTGGACCGAGTCCTCCTCCTGCATCCCGCCGAGCGAGTTCCTGCAGATGCTCCTCGACACCGCCCGGAGCGTCGCGCAGAAGGTGCTGCCATGATTGCCGCCATCCCTGGACCCGAGAAGTACTGGACCCAACGCGCTCGCCGGTTTCTGGTCGGCGCGACGATCAAGGAGGTCCGCTACATGAGCAAGGCCGAGGCCGAGGAGATGGGATGGTACGGACGACCGCTTGCCATCCTGCTCTCCGACGGCACGTGGATCTTTGCCTCTGCCGACGACGAGGGGAACAACGGCGGGGCGCTCTTCACGACCAACCCCCACGAACAATGCTTCCCGGTGATCTGAATGGACGACCACCCGCCGAGTGGTCAAAAGGTAGTGACGTTCTGCAAAGGAGAAAAATCGTGCAAAAAAACATAGCAACGCAAGTCGCCGAGCACTTCTCGTTCGACATTGATGAGATCAAGGACTACGAATATCAGCCGGGATTTTTCACTCGCAAGGTGTACGCGGGGTTCGACGAAAACCGTCTCTGGTCTGCTGGCAAAACGCCGCCGCGACGCGCCGACGGCTTGCCGAGCGAGTACGTTTGGAAGCGAGTTCCGTCGGCGTGGCCCAACAACCCCGATCTCTGGATGAGTGAATTCTGATGAAAAAGAAAATGAATGACGAGGCTTGTTCAATGTGGCATGAAGCGAACGACGAGGAGGTGTGAGATGAACGAGATTGAATATGAAAAGATGCAAGAGTCTGCCGCTATTGGTCAAGCGTTGTCGGAGTGCGTGAACGCAATCATGGCAGAGTACGACGCAACAACTCTCGCTCAGTTGCAGCGCGGCGCGTACAAGTACACCGATTGCGGGCCGTCTGTGGGGTTTCTACTGTTTGACGGTTCGTGCATTTGGGAAGGCGACGACCGCGCCAAAAACCCGTCATGGGTGGCCCATGTCGAGGACATCTGCATTGGCAGCATTGTTGAAGGGTCTGATGCGGAAGTGTTGCCCGTTTGGTTCAACCTGTTGAGCATTGCTGACGGCAGCGACCGGATCTGCGACAAGTATCCCGACGAAACGGTAGGACAGTTGGCGGTGCGTCGTTGGTATGACGTTCTGCAAAGCGTCAATGACGAGGCTTGTTCAATGTGGCATGAAGCGAACGACGAGGAGGTGTGAGATGGAAGTTGGACAGTACAACACGATCGGGTGGTATCGCATCACCTCCTACTTCAGCAACAACCCGGAGAACCGCGACCTATGAACGCCGCCGAAGATCGTCAGATGGAGCGCGACGTCGAACTGGCGTACGAGCGCCGCAGCCTTGGGCCGGTCCTCGTCAACGACGAACAGCTAGCGCGACTGCTCGTCCGCGCTACCCGCAACAGCCTCAAGTACACCATGGCGCAAGCACTCGCTGCGATCCAGAGGGAGCGTCAAAACTATGCGAACAAAACCGCCGCCACCGCCGTTTCGCGTCGGCAGCCTGATTCGACGCAAGGGACGAAAGACGGTGCGAGTCGTGGAGCGGGTATATCCGAAAGGACACACGCTGTACGGGATGGTGCGTCTGAACGAGCCACTCCTCGGAATGAAGAACTGGCTCTTTGAAGAAATCGAAGCGGTCCTTTACTAGCGAGGTGCTTATGCTGGAATGGATACGACATTTGCTGCAGTCATGGCGCGATTTGCGGTACTACAATCAGAACCGCGTCCCGCCCCCAAACGTCCGCTGCTCCCGCGGTCGCCGCTGCCGAGACGGCACCTACTGGTAGCCGCTAGCTCTTCGCCCTGCGCCGCTTGAAGGCGAGGTAGTCGGCAGCCTCGAACGGCTCCGCGAAACACGCCACGTGGCCCGTGCCGCGAGCGCTGGGGTCCACGACCGCCACGATGCTATGCCCGTGGCCCTGTGCGCCGAAGCCGAGGCGATCCGCATACGAGTCGATGGTCTTGTAGCCCCGCGCCCGTGCGAGCCAGTACAAAGTGCCACGGTGGCTATGCTCGCCCCCAAATAGCGCCCAGTTGTGCTTGTGACCCGCCACGTAGAGGTGGGCGTAGTCGCCCCACAGCGCCTCTTTCTGCGGCCCGTGAAGCGGGTTCCATTGGCTGTGTCCGGGGAAGTCGTGCGCCACATGGAGCCGAAACTCGACGCCGCCCGGGGACTCCAGCGTCACCTTTGCGCCCCAGTCCTCCATCGTCACGTGGTGCGGCTTGAACCGCTCCAGCGCGTTTACGCCGACGGGGCCGTTCCATAAATCATGGTTGCCGGTCACCCAGAGGAACCACGGCACCCCCGCGTCGTTCAGGAACCACTTGACCAGCTTCTTGGCGGTGCTTTCGGACGTATCGGTCTGTGACCACAGGTGAGCGAGGCGTCCGCACCAATTATTCGTCGTGTCACCCACATTCACGCAGAACATCGCCTCCGTCTTTCGAGCGAGTTCCACGTGTGATCGAAGCGTTATCCAGTCGCAGCCGTTGTCGTCGATGTGCGGGTCGCCCCAGAACATGATCGCGTACGGACCGGCGACGGGGACTTTGAATCGCCGCCACTTCTTCGCGGTCGCGTGTTCGACGCGGCGCGTGTAGCGGCGGCACATTGTGTCGATTATTTCCTCGACCGGGATATCGTCGTCGGGCAGCTGGGTGGCTAGCGGTACGCGAGGTCCGGATGGGGGCTTGTGATTGCTCTTGGACCAAAATCCGCCGGTGTTGTCGCGGCCCCACAGGCCAAGTAAGCGTGCCTTGTACGCACGGGTCTTGAACAACTCGACCGTGAGCTTGATGCTCTTGGGCGCGTACACGGCTGCGCGGCTGACATTGCCGTCGTGTTCCGCGAGGAGGTCGATGACTGGGATGTAGACTTGTTCTGCTAGTTTAGGTGTCGGCATACCGTACGGGGGAGTCTCACGACGGCACGCGATCTTGCTTGTTGTCGAGTTTGTCCTCGATAGACTTGAGGCGTTCCAGAATCTGGTTGAATTGCTTGTCCGTATGCTCGTACTGGACCTCAAGACGGGTAATTCGGGTATTGAGCTGGACCCACACCGCGATCCCGCCGCCTAGCAATCCAAGTGTGGTGAGTAATGGCTGCAAATCCATGGACATAGCCCCGTTAACCCCCGCGCAAGACGGCGCGTGCAAACTGTGTATCGGAAAGGATTTCTGCTTGCAACGCCAAACGGCGCGGTGTCACGAAGTTAATATTCAGCCGTGTCGTTGATTTGCGCGAGCATCCCGCCGAGGGAATCGACGAACTGCTCGTTACTCGACAGCTTGTGCGAAATGACGTCCAGCATGGCGTGCGTGACTTCATGCCAAAACGTATGCCGCAGCATTGACCGCGGCTGACGTCGTAATGATATCTGGTTTCGATCCGGTTCCCAAATACCCATCGCGTCGTCTTCGTGCTTCCAATCTGCCTTGCTGACTACCTTTACGGTGATTCGGTGGCCCATCAGGTGGAAGGCTTGCGGAATGCGGCGCATGGCTAGGACAAAAGCATGGCGCGTTCGTCGTTGCGCCGCTTGACCAGCCCGGGCAGTACCTTTCCCGCGGCCTTGGTCCACATCAGCAGCGCGTCGGCTGCGCCCTCTAAATCGCCTCGGTTGTAGCGCATCCGAACAGAGGACCGCTGCAGGTTGCCAAGGCCGACGTTGAAGGAGAAGGAGACTAGGGCGTCAAAATGGCTTTGAACACCAACAGCAGCAGGGCACAGTCGGGCCACGCCGCGCTCAAACTTGCCAAGGTCTTGAGCAAGGATAGCGTCCACCTCGTCCATAACGAGGACGCGGTTCCAGCCGTCGGGTATCGGTAAGCTGCGACGCTTCTCATACGGCACCTTGATGTGTGATTGGTCAATGACGTGCCCGACTCCTACGGTCCACAGCAACGCGGGGCAGCGATACGGTTTGACCCGTACTCCCTCGTGATGCTTGATGACCTTGATCGCCTCCGGGCTGGTCTTCACCGCCTAGCCCTTCTTGCTGAACGCCTGCGTGCCGAACCAGAACGCGATAATCGACGACAGGATCAGCATCTCGTCGTCGCTGAACACATTCTCCATGGCGACCGCAAACGGAGCGCCCTGCTGCCACGCGTACCAGAGACCGGTCACATTGAGC